TGTTTTTTTTTTTTTTTTTTCCGATCACTTCTCCATTATCGTTTCGTAGTCGCGCTTGTGGTTTTGGAACAAATTTTACTTGGGGTCTATAAGGGACTCCCTTGTTTACTTGCACCATTGCCCCGCGCAACACGACAGGGGTCGGTTTTCGTTGAGAAAAAGTCTTCTGCCCATGTGTAGGGACGATCGCAAGTTGCTTGTCTTGTCGAGACTGCAAAATCCTCGCTTTCGCCTCCGCTTTTGGGACACCCTTCCCTAGGTGTTGTTTGTATTTCTCATGCTCCTCAGCAGAGAAATCTATACGTGTAGCTTTCGCGCCTCCCCCACGTTTAGGTTGGCTTGTTTTGGCATTGATCGCCGGTGAACTCATTGTTCGTTTTGTGCCAGTATCCTTAGTGCAAGACTGGACACACTGCTCTGGTAGGAAAAAGGATGTCCCTGTCCAGAGTTCAAACAATCGCTGATCACTCAAGATTCCCATCTTTGCCACCATCCATTCAGGATCGTCGTGACAAATCCGGTCATACTTCAAGAGTAACCACGCTATAACTTCACGCAGAAATTTTCGCAATACAGCATCAGTATATCCACACACTAACATACCACATGTTCGATTAAGAGCATTGGCTGGCGTGTGTTTCTTCCGATTACTATACAATAACGATGTCAAAATTTTTCGTCTATTATATTGAGGCACTGCAAACCCACGCAGGAATACAGTATGTGCACTCAAATAATCCAAATCCTCCGCTGAACGAGGTTCATAACTGTCACTGGTAGTAATAATTCCAATAGAACTAAACTCCTCACACACACTTTTTCCATTGAAAAAGGAATGTGCTTCATCGCTGACAGTCCACGTATTATCATCTCCACAAAGGGCTAATGATACGTTCGTTAAGAACTCCTCAAGAGTAGTCCCATTTTTATCTGGAACCACTCTAATCCATGCATAAGAAAGTAGCGTGAACAAAATCAACGTATTATCATTAATAGTGTTCACACTTCCAGACGGATTTCCGCCCAGCTTACACACCAACACTCCTTCAGGGGATATGATGACTGTATTAACTAGGTTTCGATAATAATTTTTAATTCGTCGCAAATTTTCCGGCGTTCGGTCTTCCTCACGCAAGCAACACCACCTAAAGCGCGCACAACCCCACATCATATAAGCCCGCAAACTAGAATCATACTCACTCTCATCCAATGCATAACCATTCGGATGAATTTGTAACTTTTCCAATAATCGGCCCCAATTTCCTAACATCGGACTCCAACCCACTGTTGAACTCGACACCAACCATGCGGAATTCATTCGTTCATTCATATCTGCAAACAAACGATTTCCATCCACCGTGGCGTCAACTGCCATTGCAGTAAAAGTTCGGA